GATTGAAGCCCCAGTGGCAGAGGATGGATGGCATGTCAATCTACGTTGTCTGGAGGGTGAGAATGCTGTGCCGCTATACGGGTTCATCGTCACGCCAACACCAGCAACACCTCGGAGAGTTTGGGCATGACGGTTGAGAGGTCAGGCGAAAAGTTCTCTGGCTACAATAAGCCCAAGAGGACGCCAAGCCACCCAAAGAAGTCTCACGCCGTATTAGCCAAAGAAGGCGATAATGTTAAGCTCATCAGGTTTGGGCAACAGGGAGTGTCTGGGGCTGGCAAGAGCCCAAAGACTGCATCTGAGAAGGCTAGGCGAAAATCGTTCAAGGCCCGTCATGCAAAGAACATCTCGAAAGGCAAGATGTCTGCAGCTTACTGGGCGAACAAGGTGAAGTGGTAACTTTATGCCAAAGGTAGGATCAAAACATTATCCATACACGAAGGCCGGGAAGGCTGCTGCAGCCAAGGCACGTGCAAAAATGAGAAAGCCAAAGAAGAAGGGCAAGAAATGAGCAGTGCAGACTGGGCAGAAGCAGGGAGAATTGGGGCAGCAGCATTTCTAGGGATCGCAGTGACAGACGACACATCAATCATTCGGATGCTCATAGCATTCGCCACGTTGGCCTACATGACTGGTAAAGCAGCCTTGATATGGCACAACTACATGAAGGCCAGAAAAGGTCAAGATGATCAAAAGCAAGGTAGCGAAGATATTTGAAGATGCTGCAGCAATGGCAGCAGCAGCCCTGATGTTGTTGTCAGGGTGTGCTGGGCTACCTACGACCCAGCGTCAGAGCAATGCCACCACGGAGGTATCTGAGAAATGGTCGAGGGACCAGAACGAAAGGCTGCAGGCCGTATTTAGCACTGCAGCGACTCATGATGGCGAAGCACGTGTGGAATGGTCTGTGGATAATAATGAGCGTGGAAACGGCGATCAGTCTACTCTATCTATGCTGGAGAATTCTATCCCCGGTGGATTGAGCCTGATGTATTACGCCATAGGCATTCTGATACTGTTCTGGGTGATAAAGAAAGTTGTCAGCAGCAGCCGTGCTGTTACATTCACTCTATCAGCAGCAGACAATGCGATAGCCAAGCAGATCAGGAAGCTCGAGGGCAGACTGTCTGGTCATTTATCTGATGCCGAGAAGGCGGAGGTCATGACTATGTTACGTGACCTAGAACACGAGCGAGGTAAATTGCGAACTTGATATGAAACGAGGTGTGGTGCGAGGCGTGGTGGATGGATACAGCAGTTATTCACTCCACCTTTTTCGTGTTATTGAGGGCCTGACAAAGTTGGGCAGGGACATTCACTGCTGGCCTGTTAGAAGTGAGGCAGGCAAGGCTCCTATACCCAGAGTTGTGATGGAGTCTGTGGTTCACAAGCAGCAGCTTGATGACTGGGAGATGATTATTCATTGCCCCTCATACTGTCCAGCAGGCAAGAAGAAGCTGGTCTATAACACGATGTGGGAGTCAACCAGACTCCATAAGGAATCAGTCCTGAATCTGAATCAGGCAGACGTGATTGTGGTCCCTAGTGACTTCAACCTCTGCATGTTCAATGCTCAGGGGATCAAGAGGACGATGACAAAGGTCCCTATGGGGATCGATACTGACATCTTCCACTACAGGCCACAGAAACAGGGCTCTGAGTTCGTTTTTGGCGTGGCAGGTAGAACTGCGGCAGGAGGCTGCAGAAAGGGCTTTGAGGACGTTCTGACGGCTTGGAAGAAGGCATTCCCCAAGAAGGTCAAAGACGTCAGGCTGCAGATTAAGTGCTTCCCTGATGATCCTGAGATCAAGGTGGACGATGACAGAATCCAGTTCATCAGGCAGTTCTGGACTAGGAAGGACCTAGCCAACTGGTATGCAGGGCTCGATTGCTTTGCCAGTGCATCCAAGGGAGAGGGCTGGGGCCTTATGCAGCATGAGGCTATGGCGACTGGCAGGCCAGTAATAGCAGTCCCATTCGGGGGCATTACTGAGTTCTATGATGAGTCAGTGGGGTATCCGGTAGACTTCGATCTGAAGCCAGCCGAGAACCACTACCAGAACGGCGGATTATGGGCTGTGCCTAAGCCTGACAGTCTGGTGGATAGAATGAGAGAGGTTTATGGTCACAGGGGCTTAGAGAAGGCCCTGAGGGCCTCTGAGAGGGGAATGAAGCTGAACTGGGACAACAGCAACAAAGCCCTAGATCAGGTCCTGAGAAAAATTGGTTTTTACACATGAGGGAGCACAGGAACTACACCATCAACGATGATGCGCCTATCACAGCAGGCGACAATGGATTTGTGGGTGTAGACATGAGGCAGCAGCCTCACATGCTGGCTCCCGGTATGGTATCTGAGGCCGTTAATGCGAGGTTCAGGTTTGGTGTAGCAGAGCCCCGAAAGGGTGTGATGCCTCTCACGTGGTTCAACAGATACGGCTTTACGTGGCCTATTGAATGGAACAACGGAGATATTAACTGGAATAGGCAGATCACAACTGCTCTAGGTCAGGTCTATGGAGTGGGTGTATGGAATGACCCTAACGGAGCTGACTGGATCTTGATAGCCGCCAGCCTTGATGGGGTCACTATGAATCTCTACAGGGCTCGATACGGCAACAGTATTGAGCCCATCCCCTGCAGCGTTGGTCTGACCGTTCCTTCTACCAAATTCACCAGCAATAACACGGTCAGCAAATACTGGTTCACTCAGGCATTCGACAAGGTGATCTTGTCTCGAGGCCCTGACGAGAGCCAGCTTGTCATGTCTTCGCTTGCTGAAGGCTTCATTGAGGCTCCTGCTTCCGACAACGGGACCAATCCGATCCCCAATTCCGATACGACCCTGTTCTTCCAGAATCGCATTCTTGTCCCTCACAAGCCGTCTGGAGGCTACAAGTCAGACCACGTGGCAGTCAGCGACATCCTGAGCTACACCAACTACGATGCGGTCTACAACAATTTCAAGATCAATCAGGGTGACTCTGACAACATTCGCAGACTCTACAAGTGGAACGATCAGACCGTAGTAGTTTTCAAGGACACAAGCATCTACACAGTCAGCAATCTCGTAGGAGATTGGGGGAACAACGCTGTGCTGGATCAGGTGACCACAGAATACGGTCTCGTGGGAACAAGGTCTGTCGCCAGCGCAGGCAACGACCTGTGGTTCCTGAGCCAGAGAGGCGTAGTGTCACTGAGGCTGACGGAGCAGAACAAGCTGCAGGGGATCTCAGAACCAGCAAGCACACCGATCCAACCACTGATCGACAGGATCGACTTCAATGTAGCCAAGGAGACGGCCTGTGCAGCTTACTGGAGGAACAGGTATTACCTGAGCGTCCCGATTGATGGAGGGCAGCAGAACAGTGCAGTGCTCGTCTATGACTTCATTAACGGAGCTTGGTCAGGCTACGACACTGGAGAGGCCATTAAGATCAAGTATTTGTTTGTGGCAGACTTCCAAGGCTCTGAGCATCTCTACTACGTAGACTACGATGGCACAATTGGGCTCTACGAATACTCTGATCTAGAGGGCCGTCCCATCGTTCAAGGAACCTACACATGCGACCTGATGGTCAAGGGTCACGTAGGAGAAGGCACGACTGTTCAGGTCAACAATGGGACAGTAATCACTGCGACCAGAAGCCGAGAGATCATTGATGACGCTGACTCAGAGATCACTGATGGGAGTCTTCCGATTATCGAGTCTACTGAGGGCAATGTAAATGACCCAGAAGATGGATGGTTATGGGGAGTTGGCTCAGAGAACAACGCAGATCACTGCGAGATAGCTGGGGCGAACCTGTTCACAGGGTTTACGGAAGACGGCTGGCTCTCTGGAGAAACCACAGAAAGCGACAACGGATGCGGTGTGCGTTTCGAGAGCACATCACCCATACTGGTCAGCATCAGGGATCAGTTTGGGAATGTTGATCCATACCTGCAGGTCATTTGCTCTGACACCATCAAGGTAGAGGACAGGCCCATCAGCTTCATGATTAAGACTCGTGGCTACGGGTTTGAGGCAGGGAACCGCAGGAGGTTCCAGCAAGCTCAGATCTACGTCTCAACGTGGGACCCAGAATACAAGGTGACTGGCATTGTGGATGGTGTGAAGGAGGAGTCAGTCATTGTGGACAATGCCAGCTTCACGTTCCCTAACCGCACAAAATACATGACCTTTGGGATGGAGGACTGGGACATCCAGAATCTGGATGACACCCACGAGACTCCCGGCAGAGAGGATTACTCTGTCATACTTGATACTGACAGTGCTGACCCCGGCACTGTTCTGGGCTCCACTGGAACTCAGTTGGACCTGTATCAATACTGGACCCACAAGATGAGGGTAGACAGAAGGGGAGCTTACTTTCAGGTCAAGATAGAGGGCATCGACGGCAGGATCAGACTGCACAGCGTGACCTCTGGATCGACAACAGGACAGAAACGAGAAGGACAACACTCAGGACTTTGGTAATATGCCAGACAGCACAAATAACTTCGTAGTCGATGCGGTCAATGGACCAATCCCATCTGACACAGTAACTCGAGCCGAGTTCATTACAGCATTGCAGCAACTCAACTATGCCGAGGGCAACATTCGGTCCATAGACGAACTCAGCGGAACTGCTGGTCTGGTTGCGCTGGACGGGAGCGGAGCTGCCAATGTCAGGACGATCACTGGGGCCACTGGCTTGACCGTCTCCAACGGCAACGGCACAGGCGACCCTGAGATCTCGCTCAATGCTCCTCACACGTTCCGACAGACCTACAATGATACCAGCAGCAACACTGTCAGCGACACCAAGCTGTATAACATCATCAGTAGTGGCACATCATTCACACTGTCTACGCCAGAGACTGGGTATGTCACGGTCAAGAACATCATTAATGCCACATCCAGCTTCATTACGATCACAAGCCCTGACTGGGGACCTGCTGGTCTGGGAGATGTAAGGGTAAGCGAAGGTGAGACACTGACCATTATCAGCAACACTGCTGGCAAGTGGTATCCACAGCATGTCACTGAACACGATGTCAATCCGTTTGGGGCTATTTACAGAAGCTCTGCTGCAGCAACTGCATTGACAACATCGTATCAAGCATTGTCACTCACCACTGCAACGCACTCAAATATGACCAACTTCTCGATGCCGGGAAATGGTCAACTGCAATACACTGGTGATATAGCGATTGATGCAGAGATTAATGTCAGCATCTCTGGTGGCATAGATGTTAACAGTGCTCACACAGTAGATTTTGTGATAGTGAAATACGATGACAGTGCAGCTTCTTCAACTGTCATCACGCAAACTGAGCAACAGTTTTTCTTTAACACGCTTGCTGACAGGAAGAACATATCAATAATTGGCCACATTGAGCTGGATCAAAACGATTACGTAAGCGTTCACGTAAAGGCTGACTCCGCAGTTAACTTTACCCCAACTAAATTCTACATGTCTGCCTCAGGCCACAGAATCATAACTACATAAGATCATGCCACTCTCAGTTATTGTAGCTACAGGATACAACTTCTCTGAAGGAGAAAAGGTTACCTACCCAAAGCTTAACTTGCTTGGGACGCCTTCTGTCACGTTCACCGGTGAACTCTCATCTGCACAGCTATCTGATGGCTCTGTAACTACAGGCAAGCTCGAGCAGGGAATCAACATCAACAGCAAGATCGATGACCATAACCTGAACCTAACAAAGCTCGAGGCAGGCACTCAGGGTCAGATCCTGTATTACAATGCTGATGGTGACCTCGTGAAACTAGCCCCGGGATCTGATGGTCAATTCCTAAAGACCAAAGGAGCTGGGGCAAACCCAGAGTGGTCAGCTCAGGATGGGACAGACACCATTAACATCAGCCAGATTGTTACTGATGGTGCTAACAAGTTCATCAGTTCAGACTCTTCAGGGAATATTCAGTGGGAAGCAAAAAGCTCACTATCAATATCCGTGGCAGATCTGTGGGAGCAGCAATCTCAAGGCGTAGACGCTGGTGCTTCTGACACAACTGATCAAACAAGGAACTTAAACCAGTCTTCTGACCCTGACGGCATCATTGTTTCGCTTTCCTCAGGTCAATTCACACTTGCAGCAGGGACATACTCTGTCATAGCGAGAGTCCCCGGCTACGACTCAGGCAACTTCACAAGCTGGCTGTATAATTTCAGTGACTCGTCTACAACACTGAACGGCACTTCGATTTACTTTGGAAGCTCAGACACTGAAACGCTATGGTCTACCATTTCAGGCGTGTTCACCATCGCAGATCAGAAAACATTTGAGATCAGGTTCAAATCTAAATTAAGCCAATCAAGCAATGGGCTTGGAAGAGCTGCTGACATCACAGGACACCCGGAGATATACAGCCAGCTCAAGGTGACCAAATTAGCTTAATGCACTTCGACACCTCCATCAAACCAGACTTCATGCGCCTGACTCATAACAATGAGAAGGCGTGGCAGTTTGTGGAGCTATTTGCAAGACGGGCTCACGATCTGGATGACATGATCGATGACAACAAGGTCAT